CTACTCCTTAACATTGTAAGTCCCATGTCTGTTGGTAGGCCGTCTGCCCGGCTCTCACGGTGTTTGCCTGCTGAAGCAGGAGCGGGTCGCAGGGATCCAAAGGGGGAATCACCCCAAATCACCCTGCGCAACATCACTGCCCCAACAAGCGGGTCCAAACCCCACGGCCGACTACACGACTTGTGCTGTTTCCACAGCTGGTTTACCGAGGAATGTTGATAACTAACGACTCTCGCGACAACGACTAGAGTGCGGGCAACACGGCTATATGCCACTTGCTGCTTTATTGGAAACCTTGCGGGCTCCCAGCACCCCGACCCTCATTGCGAAAGCCATCAGACTTTCAACAAGGGATTCCCCTTACCGGACACGGCGGACAGTTGACGACGATCAAGATTTATAACAGCGACCCGTTGCCGAGTTGCATGTTGACCATCTTGCGTTTCTTCTTACGCTTAGCAGGTGCGTTAACTGATGGCGCAGCTTTCACTACTGCCATCGGACGAACTCTCGGCGCGTTAGCGCTAAGCATCTGCTTCATAAGATCCTTCAGATCTGCAATTTCCGCTTTCATGGCTGCTTCCTTCTTGGCTCCCAAGGCGACACCCTGCGACTCCTGTTTCACCTCGCTCTTAGTCACTCCGCCGAGCCAATCAATGACTTTCGGAGCTGCTTTGAGCGCGGCTTGCAGAATGGTGCCCAACGAGTTGGTGCTCACCACATCTGCATCAGGCGCGTCGTGCAGGATGTTCGCTCCCATGCGGAGGGCCAGTTGGTCCTCAAACGCACAGGGGCGCACAAATGGATTCAGCGACGAGTGGAGTTCAGGTATCACCTCGACGCCGTTGAACATCTTGTAGAGGATATGGTTTCCCGACGTCAGGACTCCGCCACCGGCGTCCGTGACCTGCATGTTGTCGTAGAAAACCCACGACATCATGAAGTTCCGAGACACCCATTCAGGCGAGTTCGACAACGTCGTTACCACACCGGTAATCCCCTCAATGAGGTTCAAGACCATGACCTCGCCCGGCTCGTACAGGTTGGTATCCTGAAAGAGCCGGTTGATGATGAAGGCGCCATCCTTGAGCATGCCCGTGTAGGACTTGCCCGAGAGATTCATGACCTCGTTCATTGTCTGAGGCAATCGGTCGATTAGGACGAATCGCGACAAGCTGATCGATGACATGAGGCCCTTCCCATTCACCAAAACGGGGTCCTCATCCAGCGTCGACGAGTAGTCGACAAGCTTCGACCCAGAATAGGTCTTCAGCCTGCGGCCATTCTTTCGCTCCCACTCGCTCACAAACGCCGTCAAGGCTGTGAAGCCGACGACGTCGATGTAGTTGGGGGCGAAACTCGCCACTGTGATGGTTCCTCGATTCGAGAAATTGGTCTCGTCCTGGTAGATGCTCGCGGATCCGAAATTGCGCCGCGCCACAGAGACGTCTTGAGCCCAGTTCGGGGGTTTGTACGTGACTTGGCTGATTGAGCCAGTCCCGTCGTACACGGGGGGGCCTAGACCACTCCCCGCAAACTTCCACGAGCTGTTCCACTGCTGCATACCGAAGTACCACAGATCAAGATATTTCTGTGCCGATACCGGCACCACATCGCTCGACATGAGCTTCTTTTCGATGGCTCCTTTAAACGTCATACGGACGCTATTCTGAGTCGACCGATCCGGATAACCGGAATAGGTCGGGTCTTGATTAACGTTCGCCGAAGGCGGATGAAGGTAATTGCGCAGCCAAGCTGCGCCATCCACCGTCTCCGTCTTAATCCCCGAAGGGACCACTTTATTGGGCCTCACCAGGACAGCGGTGTCTGCGGTACGTGCAGCAGCCGTTTCCAGCTTTTGCACGGCCTGCGCATCCATCGCATCCGGTTTGTTCGTACTTGCGTCCGACATCTTGTGCACACCACCCCGTGCACAAGAACCTAGGAACCGAACATTCCCAAGTCTGCTAGAACGTCCAACAACCACTCCAAAGAGGGATTGCCACGCAAGTCGTCACAGAATTGCATAACTGCCGCCCGACGAGTAAACGAATCTACGATGTCTTTTCGCACGCTCAACTTCATGGTCTCCTTTACGATTCCGAGCGCATAAGCGTCATCATCACCGTAAACGTGCGAGCAAAACTCGAAAGTGTTTCCCACCTCCGAGTAAAACTTCACACGAAAACCCAAGCGTTCGTACTTAGCCACCGCATCATCAACATAGCTCTCCACACAGTCATCCCCCATCGCCATCGCGTCCATTGTAGACACGAAGTCGTCTGGTTTGTCCATGTAGTCCACTAAAATAGCCAACCCAACTCGCGTGTGCGAGTTCAGGGAGGCCGTAATGTAGAGGCCTGTCTTGTTAATGCCAGGGACGGTTTGCTCGAGTAACTCTCCGTCGGACAAGCTGAAGACACTAAGTTTGATGCAATCGTACCTAGATGTTAGACACTTTTCGTATCTACTCCCGCTCAAATCCTCGAAATGCGACCCAATTCTGAACCTCCTGTCGAAATCCATTGTCCACGCTTTTAGCGACCAATCGTAAGCACTTATATCGCTGTTGCAAGGGCGATTTAGTTTGCCCCGACAATACTTTATTGTGCTTTTGATCGCAGTTCTAGAGAACCCCATACCACTCTTCGATGGAATTTGCTCCCAATCAGCTATCTCCGCCACATTTATGTGGCGGTTCAATACCCGATCGATAATCTGATCCACCAAGGACACCGACGCAATTAAGCGCCAGCGCCCATGCTTGGCTTTCTCAGACGTATGCGGCTCATTCTTAATGAAAAGTCTAACAGGATCACAAAGCTCTAATTGCACGAGTTGTCTCGCGCTCAAACCAGTCGTGTCTGTCGTCAGCAACAACTTAATGCGCTTCAACACACAACCGATAATATAAGCCTGATGGTTCTCTAGGACCATACCGTTCTTCAGTCCCAATGCGGCATATGGTATACCGGGGCTCCCGTCTTTGTTAATGAACTCCATGCAATAAAGCACGTATCCCAAAAACTCTGCGGAGTCCACACAAAAGGACTTCAATGGTTTCGGCAGGACGCTTACACGTCCATACAGTTCGAACATCCGATCGAGAGCCTTTCCCATTACGCTCTCGCTCGGATTCTCCCCCTCCATGTAGCGACCAGATTGATATTGAAGCGATGTTAACTCAGCTTCTGCACCTCGTTCGGGCCAGACGTACTCCCGGGCTTCGGGCCATCGCTCTTTGAGCTCTTGCCAGATTTCCGTTTCCGCCGTTTTGCCACCGGTGCGGAGGCGGAGGTCGCTCCATCCGCAATGGCGGATGTTTTTACAACCTCGGTCTTCTCCTTCTGACCAGTGGTACCGGACAAGTGCGAAGCCATCTTCGCGAACATCGTCTCCAACTCGACCAATCTCCTCTCCGCACTGCGCGGTTCGGTAATCAAAGTCGGAGTTAGCATCTCTTGCGTCGTCCAATAGGGGGGGTTCGTCCCGGTGATCTTCACCGGGGCTTGCAGGTTTAAAGGAACCGCAGAACCCAAACTCTCGTTTAGCCCCGCCTGCTCCTTCGCGTTTCCCGCCAACGCATCAGCCTCCAGCTGCTTGACGCGCGCTTTCGCGCGCGCCAACTCCGCCTTCCGTTCGAGCGCCAGTTCTCTCTGCACACGCTCATTGGCAAGTCGCTGCACCTCTTTGGCTGCCTGCTTCTCCACCCGTTCTGCGTCTGCATGTAATTTCTGGACACGCTCGTTTTCAAGGCGAAGCGCCTCGCCGGCGGCCTGCCTCCGGTCTCGAGCCATGAGGGCGTCACTCTTGTGCCGCTCCTCATTCGCCGCGACATTAGCTCGACTAGCCTCAACCTTGACTGACCGTTTATCAGCATGTTTGGCGAGCATCGCATCATTTGCTTGACGCGCGCTACTAACCATTCCTGCCGTGTCCAAGTTTACCCTCGTTAGAATGGTAAATGCGTTCGCAAACGCGAGAAGACGCTCGTCCACCTCGAATTTGCATGCTTCTACAAGCACCGCTCTCAGAAACCGTTCAGTCATAGCCGCATCGCACCGAAGCCCGTCCTCGTCTAGAACAGGAAACCCCAAACTCTCATTCAGGGCCATCTTGCTCACCAAGGCATGGGCATCGAATGTGATGCTAGTCCAAAGAGCCTCCCAGAAGCTCCTGTAGCCAAGTTCACGAGCCGAGTAACCCTTCCAAGTCGCGTTCAAGAGCGGAGCGACGTTTTCATCGTACGCCTTGACGACCTCATTCGTCTGGGGTAGCTGCCATGAAGGTGTTAACTCCACAGCAGCTTTCCCAAACGCATGTGTCATCTGCGCATCGGTCTTACGACTTTCCACACTATTAACAACCGCTTCAATCCGACTCCTAGACGGCTCAGGCATATTATACAGCCGCGTTTGTATCGCTGCACTCATAACCACCTCAGCTTCATCATCAGAGTCGGGATTGCGCTGCGGAGCTCTAAAGCCACTAGGCCTAGAGCGCCTCAGTCCAATCGTCTCGTCCTGGTCGCTATCCGCATCTCGCTGACGTTGTTCCGCTTCGAACAGATCAACCGCCTCAGCCCAAGCGTGAGGATTCTTAAGAGCATTGATGCGCATTACGACTGCGGGCTCTGGGGTCAGTCTCCTGAATCCACCAAGGCCTCCGCTATCGCGTGCGCCATCAAACTCCTCCTCCTCTTGCAGGCCGGTATAGCGATTATCGGTTCCAACCACAAAGGTCCTTTCGTCCCTAGTGGCATCACGATTCGCACGCCAACTTTTCTTAGAAAAGTTACGGCCCTTCGACCGCACTTCCGTATACCCGTCCTCCTCATCGTAAAAGCGCGTCATCTTGGACATCCCAGCGCTCACGCGCTCCAACTCATCGTACTCCATTTCATTAGCAGCTCGAGAATCCACAGGGGACTCATCAAGGCTGGTAAAGAATGAGGGCAGTTGAACTCCCCAATTCCTCTCACCCGTAGGCGAGCGGCGAAGGTGAATACCAACTACTCTCTTATGAAGATCGAAAAGCGGAGTGCCTGACCAACCCGGAAGCGTTGAGCAACCGTGCGTGGTCATAAAAGCGAAGGAACTCAAGCGATGCATTCCCATTGACACACTCTGAACACCATTAAGGTATCCATATGCCAACACGGGGACTGGATTCGCTGTCGGCTTAGCGAGCTTTGCAACTCCCACGGCCAACACCGAAAACACCGCTGGCGGCACGCGAAGAAGAGCCCAGTCATAATCCGTCGAAACGGACGACAACCGCCAATCTTTACCCATCGGCAATGATTTACCATTTGCTGTTACTGTTACATCTGGTAAATCTCTAATTGCCTGCAGGACGTGAAAGGCGGTCAGGATACAATCCCGACCTCTCAATTGCACACGCGTGCCGAATCCATAAACCTCACCTCCAGACTGAAAAGCGATCAAACTTTTAGGGAATGCTCCAGCTTCAATCTTGGAATGAGGAATCAACGACTCGTTTAACGACACAGTAGGACCAACCGTCACATCGGGACTCCAGCGCATTAAATCCACCTCGATTCGCATGTTGTAAGCTTTCACAAACACATACGGACCTTTGATGTCATAACGCACCTCTCCGTTCACAATTGCAACGACCGGGTCTACGTTGACTTGTTCCCTTATCTGCTTGGCCAACCGGTTGCATTCCCTACGGAACGCACTCCATTGAACAACCCAGCGGACTGGGGAAAAAGCCAGAGTGAACCACCAGACAGAGGCGCGCATTGTCCACACGACGGGAATTAACCCGCCGCGCAGCGCAATCAAGACGCTGGCGAGTCCGAAATTGGTCACCATAATGATGATCAATGGCAGCACCGTCAGCGAGATGAATATGCACTCATTCTCGATGCCTAGCGACACACAGATTGGCTTAACCAACCTACTTCCAAATTCCCCTAAGGGAAGGGCCCAAGTTTTCGGGCTCCATCGAGCCGACGAGAACGCTGGAGAAGGGTCTTCGCGACCCACATCAGCTTTCTCTTCACCCGCCGGGTCTGGCTTCTCAGCCTCGCCTACGGGTTTTTCGGCCCCCGAGGACAGCAGATCCTCCCACGCGCTCGCGTGCTTTTCAGCAGTCGAGCGGGTGCGAACCCACTTAAAGTCATTGCTGACTCCCTCGTCAGTGGACTTACCGCCACTGGCACTACACAACGTCAAGATTATTAGCATTACTGCTTGAAAC